AACGCGGCGGCAGCTTCAAGAACGACGCTGGCGAGAACGTCGAATACACCACCCGCAAGCAGAAGGCCAAGCTTGAAACCGGTGGCTTTGCCTACCCGTACGACGTGCGCCTGGACAAGGGTCAGCCGGGCTACCCGGAAGGTGAGTACGAGTTCGATGTTGAAGCCATGTTGCAGGTCAACAAGGGCGTTGCTTCGCTGAGCAAGTTCACCGTGCTGCGTCCGATTCCGAAGGCCGCACCCCGCGCCGCAACTCCGTAACCGATCAAGCCGTGGCCGTGCCTATGGCGCGGACACGGCGAAGGAGTCTCCATGGAAGAAACAGTTCTCACGCTGTACTGCAAGCAGGCTGATTTTGATGCCTCGACCGGCCAGTGTGCGCACCCCTTCTATGGCCCTGCGCCGATGCTTCTTCCGCCCATCGACGCAGCGGATGGCCTTGCAATCTCGGTGGCTATCGCCGGGATGTGGGGTGTGGGCTACATGATCCGGCAAGCGCGCCGGGTCTCAGGCGGCTAATCCCACAGAGAGAGCTACACATGAACATCAAGAACGCTCGTTACAAGCTGGCCGCCGTTTCCGCCATCGGCATGACCGCCCTGGCATCGGCCCCGGCATTCGCTGGTGAACTCGCAAGCGCCGCAACCGAGGGCATGGACAAGGCCGAGTTGATTCTCATCGGTGTCGCCGTGTTGTCGCTTTGCGGTGTCATCGCCTTGATCCGCGCTGGTCGTCGCGCCTCGAGCTAATCGCGGTGATGGGGCAGGGGCGGGGAGACCCGCCCCTTTTCATTTTAGGGGGAACGAACATGGCATACGCAGGCTATTTCGTGATCGTTGGATTCTTGGGGGCGCTATGGCTCGCATTGGACGGCTAGTACTCATCCTTGCCTTCCTGTCTACCTCGCTGTTGTTCTCGCATGAAGCGAGTGCCGCAGTTGACATTGGCTTTGCCTTCAACTCATGCCGCAACAGTGTTCAATTCAACGATCAGGGCTCAACAAAGAAATGCGTTGATCGAGGATTTGTTGCATCTCAGGGATTCTGCCTTGTAGGCCTTCCGCACCAGCGAGGCGGTTGGCTGAGAAACGATGTCTACGACTGCAACAAGAAGTGCGAAACCCGCAAGGACTACAACGGTGCATACCCCAACAGTCAGTTCAAGCCGGCCAGTGGCTCGCTTTCTTGCGACCTGGGTTGCGAAGTGATCTGGACGCATAACCCTGATGGCACAGTTAACGGATCGACCGCGCTCAACAAGCCGTGTGTCGGCGATGATTACGACAGCGATGACAAGTGTGATGCAGTCGCCGTAGGCGGTGGCTATCACTACAACAAGCAGATCGGCGTGTGCGAGCCGTCTGAGCCGAAATGCAAGGATGGCACGCCCCCAAACTCTCTTGGTCAATGTGCACCTGAGCCATGCCCCAACGGAATGCTCATGCAGGCCGATGGCACATGTAAGAAAAAGCAGAATGAATGCCCGGCGGGTCTTGTTCGCTCCCCCGATGGCCGCTGCCTGCCGGGCGACGGGCAATGTGGTCAAGGCGAAGCGCGCGGCGCAGACGGCACCTGCAAGCGCGACAAGGATGGCGACGGCAAGCCTGACGGCGAGGGCGAAGACGGAGAAGGCGGCGAAGGCGGCGAGGGCGGTACCGGCAAAAACGACTTCTTCGCTGGTGGCGACACCTGTAACGCACCACCATCGTGCAGCGGGTCCCCAATCCTCTGTGGGCAGGCCCGGATTCAGTGGCGCATTGACTGCAACACTCGCAAGAACCGAAACATCGCTGGTGGAGCATGCAACACGCCACCCATCTGCACTGGCGACAAGTGTGACGCCCTGGAGTACTCGCAGCTTCTGATGCAGTGGCGTACCGCGTGCTCGCTGGAAAAGCTGGCGGGAAAGTCGCCTAGCGAGGGTAATGGCGCGCAGCCGGAGTGGACGAAAGTCGGCGGTATGTCTACCGATCCCGGCGCGGGAGCATCGCCCGACGACACGAAAGTGCTCACCACAAAGCAGATCAGCATCGGCGATCTGGATCAGTCCGGTATCGGCGGTGGCGGGTCCTGCATGGGTTTCGCGTCGGGCAGTTCTTCAGGTGCAGCGTCAGGCTTCCTCGACGTGATGGCTTCACCGCCGCCGTACTTCTGCAACTACATTGGGGCAATCAAGGCGCTGATCATTCTCACCGCGTCGGTGGTCGCCTGTTTCATTCTTAGCCGAGGGGGTGCGTAATGCCTCAGATCATTGCAGCGCTTGTAGCGTTCCTGTTGGGCGCTTTGCGCCAGTACCTTCCGGGCATCATTGGCCGCGTGCTGCTGGCCTTCGGGATCGGCCTTGTCACCCATGAAGTAGCCATGCCCGCGCTACGCGCCTTCATTGAATCGAGGTATGGCGCTTTGCCTGCGGTCATGAAGGCGTACTGGGGAGCGACTGGCTTTGGCGTGGCGGTCACGATCATCCTCAGCGCGTGGATTGCAGGCCGTGCGCAGAAGGCCATTCTTTCCAAGGTCGGGAGCAAATAATGGCTCTCTATCTCGTTACCGGCCAGCCCGGTCATGGCAAGACTGCATACGCCCTGGACAAGGCGTTCAAGTTCCAGAAGGAGGGAAGGGCGATCTACGCGCATGGCGTCAAGGACCTTGATTACAGCAAGGCGGGCTGGACGTATCTCGATGACCCCAAGCAATGGGAGGCACTTCCCGATGGTGCCGTGATCCTGCTCGATGAGTGCTATACCGTCTTCCCGAACCGCAACCCCGGTGCGGCGGTGCCGCCGCATATTCAAGCGATGGCAACCCACCGCCATCGGGGCTTCGATTTCATCATGGTGGCGCAGCAAGGGTTGCAGCTGGACCCATTTCTGCGCGGCCTGTACGAAGAGCATGTGCACGTCCGGCAGACCTCTGTCATCAGGTCAAAGACGAAGCTCAAACGCTGGAATCAGTATCAGTCCAATGTGCAGTCGGCGTGCAATGACGAAGTTGATTGGGTTCGGCCCAAGTACGTGTTTGATTACTACACCAGCACCACGCTGGTGACGACAAAGCGGCAGATCCCAATGTGGATTCGCTGGGTCGCGCTGGGCGTCGTCGTTCTGCTTGTTCTGCTGCTCACCATCCGTTGGTACTTCTCATCGAAGATTGCCAGGTATGAAGCGGAACGTCCTGCGGCAGCGTCTCCGCTGAATGGAAGCGGCCCCGTGTCCGCTCCCAGCGCAGCGGGGGCGGGCGCGGGGGCAGCGGTCACATACGCAACCACCGCCGAATACGCCAAAGCGCACCTGCCACGCATCGGCACAATGCCCTGGACTGCGCCTATCTACGATCAACGCGGCGTCACCACCGATCCGCAGCTGTACTGCATATCGAGCCTTGAAGGGTTGGATGGCGAAGGGAAGCGCACTGAAGCTTCCTGCACGTGCTTGACAGAGCAGGGCAGCCGTTACGAACTGAGCCAGCCCGAATGCCGCACGCTGGCGCGAAATGGCGCCCCTTACAACCCGTACAAATCTCAGCAGGTGGCGCCCATGCCGGCACCAGTGGTTCAGCCGGTAGCCGCCATGCCTGTGCCGGCGGTTGCCGGGAACGTGATCAGCCGCGGCGAACGTGCGATCGGCACATTCCCCGAATCGCCAAAGTTCGCGACGGACACGTTCCTCACGTCGCCAACCCAGCCCAGCAGGCTGTGATTATCGTGACGCATCACGCGCGCAATGCTGGCCGGGCACGTTCTCCCAGCCTCCGGGGATTCGGCGGAACAGCACGCCGTCTATGCAGCGCTCATCGGAATTGGGGCGTCGTGCCGCGTTGAGGCGGCGCTCCCTGATTGCGTCGATAACCGCATCTCTGGCGGCTCGATCTTGCGGGGTTGGAACGGGGCCTGCGTTCTCCATTGGAGCCGCGTTCTCCACGGGTGCTACGGGCTGATTGAAGCGGGCATCCCATGCGGCCCCGGTCCGCAGATAGAGCCAGATTCCTGCGGTAGCCATGCATGCCAGCACAACAGCCCACATGCCCAGCCACGGGAATTCCCACCGTTTGCGTGGTATCGGTTCAAGGTAGTCCGGTCGTTCGCGTTCCATACGTCCCCCAAGGCGTCCTG